GGAGCATGGGGCGATAAAGATTTAGTAGATGCTTTAACAGCCACTCAACAAAGACTTATTAATAATAAAACCATGAGCTTTCTTTATGATAGTTTATTTTTATTTCCTAAAGCTACATCACAGTTTGCTAAGACCGTATTGTCACCGATCACTCATGCACGTAACTTCTTTAGTGCAGCAACGTTTCAGACTGCCAATGGAATTTGGTTTGAGAATCCTAAAAATGTAGTTAGAGCCTGGAAGGAAGCAATGGGTTCATTGCAACCTCAAAACTTTAAAATGAATACTCCAGAGGCTCAGGAGTTTTATAGAAAATTATTAAGATTAAGAGTAGTTAATTCTAACGTAAGAATGGGAGACATCTCTGCTTTATTCAGAGATACGGTAGAAGGAAGAATGACAGTAGACAAAACAGCCAAGCTAATGATTCCAGGAATGATGAGAAAATGGGCTAAGAAAACTGCACAATGGAGTCAGGATATGTATGTAGCTGAAGATGATTTTTGGAAAGCTAGTAACTGGGTGATGGAAAGATTCCGTTATAACAATGCATATAAAAAAGCATTCGACAGAGGTTTAATTAAAGAGATGCCATCAACTACTCAGCTAGATGAGATGGCAGCTAACATTACACGGAACACGGTACCTAATTATGAATACGTTCCTGAATTTATTAAAGCTTTAAGAAGAATGCCGGTAGGTAACTTCGTATCGTTCCCTGCAGAAATTTTAAGAACAGGTGTAGGAATTGTTCAACAAGGTATCAAAGAAATTAATGATCCTATCTTAAGAGCGATTGGAATGAAACGATTAGCAGGACTGGCTGCAACAACAGCGGTGGTTCCTCCAGCTATCGTGAGTATGTTTAAAACAATCTTCGATATTACCGAGGATGAATTAGCAGCTATTAAAAGATTCTTACCCGACTGGTCTAAGAATTCAACGATCTTACCGATGAAAGATGAAGAAGGTAATTTAAAATACATCGACTTCAGTCATGGCTTTGCTTATGACACCTTAACTCGTCCTGTGCAAACACTCTTAAATAAAGTAGCAGCAGGAGAAACTAATGAAGAAGCATTAATGGAAAGCTTTATGAAAGCATTAGGGACTTCCACAGCAGAATTAGGACAACCTTTTATTGGTGAATCTATTTGGACTGAAGCTTTTTTAGATGTTATTCGAGGAGATGGTAAAACTAGAGATGGTAAAATTTTATACACTGATCAAACTCCTTACGGAGAAAGAGTATCAGCTGTTATTAATCATCTGGTTCGAGCTCAAGCTCCTTTCTCTTTACAGCAAATGATTCGTTTAGGTTTTGCCGCTACAGGTAAACCAAGTAGAACGGTGGGACCTTACACCGGAACAGGACAGACTTATGAATTAACGGATGAAGCTTTAGGTTTCACAGGTTATAGACCGGTGCCTTTGGATCCTGCTCGTAGCTTAGACTTTATGATGAGTGGATACCAAAGAGATATTAGGAATGCACGTAGAGAATTTAATGCTAAACTATTAAGAGGAGATCCGATTAGTTCTCAAGACATTGTGGATCGATATATTATTGCTAACAAAGCCAAATGGGAATCAATGAAAGATATGTCTCTTGATTTAGAAGCCGGAAAAATTCTAGGAGTAACCGAGGATAAATTAGATAACGTGTTGGGAAGAATTTCTAGAAAAGATGCTAATGCTTTAAGAGAAAATGAATTTATTCCATTCACCATTTCTAAAAATGTACAGGATGTCTTCCAACAAAACGCAGATAATTTAGGAGTTGCAAATCCTTATGAGGAAGCAGAACCTGCCTTGGATAGTATGAAAGATCTGATGGAAGAGATGTCGTTATCAATGCCAGAGTGGCCAGATCTAACAGAGTTATTTGATCTGTCTCCCCCAGCAGCCACAGGAACTCCAGTTAATACACCATCAGGAGCAGCTACTTTAAACCCTGCTATTTATCAGCGTCCTAGTTTAACTTTAGGCGCTCGAAACCAAGGAATGGGTGGACCAAATCAGATGTTGACACCTAATAGAATGGCATTATTATCGCCCGAGGAACAGTTATATTATATGAGGAGGAACCAAAGGAATTTAATTACATGACCCCTAAAACTATAAGAGAAAATATTATTAGTCTACAAGGACACATCACAGGTATTAAAAGAGATGTGGCTAACATCAAGAACAATCATTTGAAACATATGCAGACACATATTCATGACTTGGGTGGCAAGATAGACAAAATCTATTGGGTTCTTTTAGCGATGGTGGGGGCCATTGCCTTACAATTATTTCAGCATTTCCTAGCATAATCTATGCAATTATCTTCAAATTTTAGTTTACAGGAGTTGACTAAGTCACAGACAGCGACGAGGAAGGGCATCGATAATACCCCTAGTGCTGAGCACCAGGAGAACCTGAAAAGGCTCTGTGAGAACGTCCTACAGCCTGTTAGAGACCATTTTGGACGCGTAGTGACCATTTCTAGCGGATATCGCTCCCCGGAGCTGTGTCTTGCCATAGGCAGCAAAACGACCTCGCAACATGCCCGTGGAGAAGCAGCCGACTTCGAAATCTTTGGAGTATCTAATAAAGAATTAGCAGATTGGATTCACTACAACACAAACTACGACCAACTTATTCTCGAGTACTGGAACGAATCAGATCCGAACTCGGGGTGGGTACACTGCTCATTTACAGAGAGTAGTAAAAGAAGACAGTATCTGAAAGCTTATAAAGACGAGAGTAACAAAACTTGTTATCAACCTATGGAGGGCTAATGATTCAACTATATAATAAATTCAATGCGATTTTCAATCAGCACCAAGGACTCGTTTTATTTGTGATGCTGGTTTTAATTTATTTAAAATAATCAAATTTGAAAATTCTGCGCGCCCCACGCGTATATCCTACTAAATCCATGATTTAAGTTCTTCACCCATAATCTGTGAAGCAATATTAATCTTGTTTTTAAGGGCTCGCACTATTTTTTGATCTACGGTTTTATCGGCAATAATGTCTACGTAGGTAACAGACTTCTTTTGCCCAATTCGGTGAGCTCTATCTTCTGACTGTAATCTTTTTTCTAGGTCATAGCCATTAGAATAGTAAATCACAGTGTTGGCCGCAGTCAGCGTTATTCCATATCCTCCGGTTTGTGGAGTTCCGATAAAAAAGCGGACTTTATCATTTTTCTGAAAAGCGTCTTTATTCTTTTGTCGTTGATCCTGAGGCGTGAGCCCATAATAATCGACCACCGACCCCGGACCATATTCTTTAATAAGAGCATCTTTGATGATTTGAACATCTCTTTGCCAATGCGCCCAAATGATAGCTTTACCTTCCACTTCTTCGAGAACGTCCAGCAATTCATCCAAACGATTATGTTTAATCTCTTGAATTTCTGCATTATCACTTTTAAAGTGACCACATGTAATTTGTTGTAATCTCATTAATTGAGTTAAAGCCGTAGCTGTACTCATTCTTTCTCCATTCATTTCAGCAATAGCTTTTTCTTTCATCTCTTTATAAATCTTTTCTTGTTCAGGAGTGAGAGTAATTATTCTCTTCATATAAATTTTAGGAGGGAGATCTAAACAATCTTCTTTAAGAACTCGATACGAAAAAGGTTTAAGTTTTTCTGATAATTCTCCAAGATTTTTATAGAAAGCTACTACCTGCACTGAACGTCCCCCAAAGTTCATGGTTTTCATTTCTGCGTATCTATTTCTAAAGGAATAAAAAGATTCACTGTCTAAATGCCAGGGACTTAAGAATTCACACTGACTATAGAGATCCAAAGGATTTCTCGTAACAGGAGAACCAGTTAAGATTCTACGATATTTAGTATATTTAGATAACTTAACAATATTTTTAGTTCGTTTAGCTTTAGGATTTTTTATGGTTGTACTTTCATCCACTACCATTAAAGTTTTATGAGAGGATATAAACTTATATGCAAATTTAACTCCTTTAACCGTACTTAAAGCTTCAACATTCATTACTAATATATGAAGATGATGACCCGTAGCAAATAAGGTATCTAATTTGTCTTGTTGTTTTTGATTAATATGGGCTTGCCACAATACAGACACATTCTCTATATGAGTGGGTAAATGGGCCGGTAGTTCTTGTTGATACCACGTATTGATAACTCCTTTAGGAGCTATAATTAAAGCACCATCAATTTTTCCATGATCATAAAGCATGGCCATATTATCGATAAGGACTTTAGTTTTACCTGTTCCCATTTCCATAAAGTAGGCATAGGTTTCCCTGTTCCAAGACATTTCTAATGCCTTGAGCTGATGCTCATATGGATCAGTTTTAAATTTATATTTCATCTTTCTATTGACTTAATATATAGGATCTATTATATAAGTCAAGCATGAAAGAAAAAAATTTAGATTACGGAGAAATCACAGGAAAGACTAAACCTATAGTTTATGTTATTCAAGAAATTCCAGGGACGAGTGAAGGTCGGCCTAAAATAAATATTATGGGCGCAAGAGAATTTGGAGAATTTAAATTTTTACTTCCTGAGCTTTCTCAAATAATTTTTTCTCCAGGTCCTTTAATTTTTAAATTAAGAGATCTATTAAAAAATTATTCAGCAAAAGATTATTTATTATTAACAGGTGATCCTGCTATTATAGGAGTTGCATGTTCAATAGTATCTGATATAACAAATGGTAAATACCAATTACTCAAATGGGATAAACAAGAAAGAAAATATTATTCCATTGCAATTAACTTACATGAGAAAGGACAAATAGATGAGTGATATTAATTTTGAAAAAGACCAAGAAGAAGTTTTAGATCGTACATCGAACATAACTTCATTGGCTGACCAAGTAAAAAGACTAAGAGATCTAGAAGATCAAGTTAAAGCTGATGAACAAGCTTTAAAAAATAAACAACGTGAAGTTGAAAGAATTTCAGGTGAAATTATCCCTACACTTTTAAGTGAAATGGGGTTATCATCTATCAAACTTGCAGATGGATCTGCAGTTGATGTAAAACCGTATTATGCCGCAAGCATCTCGATTAAGAATAGAGAAGCTGCGTATAATTGGCTTCGTGAAAATGGCCTAGGGGACATCATTAAAAATGAAGTCTCTGTTTCCTTTGGAAAAAACGAAGATAACAAGGCGGCACATTATGCTAACCTTGCGAAGAGTCAGGGTTTTCAGCCGACACAGAAGATGAAGGTTGAGCCCATGACTCTCAAAGCACTAGTCCGTGAGCGTATTGAAAATGGAAAAGATATGCCCATGGATATTTTTAACGTGTTCGTAGGAAACCGAACCAAACTAACAAGGAAACAATAAACATGAAAAGTGAAACACAAATCACGAAACGTGAACAAGCAGGAGCGTTAGCTACAAATTTATTTGAAGCTGATGCAAACCAAGGCGCTCAGAATATAACGCAGGAAGATTTAGCGTTACCATTCCTGAAAGTTTTGGGACAGCTATCTCCCGAAGTTAATAAACGGGATGCAAAATATGTTGAAGGTGCAGAACCTGGCATGATTTTGAATACAGTGACAAACGCACTGTATGATGGCGCAAAAGGCATCCAAGTATTGCCAGTCTTTTACAAAAGACAGTACATTGAATGGCAAGACCGAGGTGAATCTAAAGGCGCACCAGTACATATCTATGAAGCTGGTGATGATATCCCAAAAAGTACAAGGGATAAACAAAACAAAGACCGCTTAGCCAATGGTAATTATCTTGAGAACACAGCAAATCATTTTGTTGTGGTATTAGGAGATAGTCCAACAACGGCTTTGATTTCTATGAAAGCTACTCAATTAAAGATTAGCAAGAAATGGAACTCAATGATGTTGGGTACTAAAATGCCAAGAGCTAATGGAAATGGGGTCTTCACACCGCCTACATATAGCCACATTTATAAGTTAAGAACAGTCCAACAGTCCAATGATAAAGGTACTTGGTTTGGTTGGGATGTTTCTCAACTTGGTGCTGTTAAAGATAAAACAGTTTACGATATAGCTAAGAACTTTGCTGTAAGTATAAGTAAAGGAGAAGTAAAAGCTAAACACGGAACTGAAGAATCTAAAACGGACGTACCTTATTAACCAATTCCTTTCTAAGGAATAGGGGGCGGGAGCGGGAGACTTAACCCGCCCTTTTAAAAAGATATGGTACAGAAATTTATAAATATATTTTCAGGATTAGAGAGGGCTCATGGCTGCACCTACGTTGAAAAGAAAAACGCAGATGGAACCAAAGTCAAAGGACAATCGTTTGTCAAACGAGAGCCAGTTATTACTACTCTGTGGGAAAATCATCTCAAAGGAATAGAACCAAGTCTAGGAATTATTCCTATCAATGAAGATAATAAATGTCGGTGGGGTTGTATCGATGTAGATTCCTACGCAGGGTTCGATCATAAAAAACTACTTAAACAAATTCAAAATTTAAAACTTCCTCTTATAACTTTTAGATCTAAAAGTGGAGGGGCACATATTTTTTTATTCACCACAGTTCCAGTCGATGCATCTTTAATGAGAAATAGATTAATTTCGATTGGTTCAGTGTTAGGATTTGGAAGTTCCGAAGTTTTTCCTAAACAAGTGGAATTAAAATCCAAAGATGATACAGGAAATTTCCTTAATTTACCATATTTTAATTCTAATAAAACAACAAGATATGCCTTTTTAGAAAGTGGCGACGCTGCTACACTTGAGGGTTTTTTTGGTGTGTATGAAAGAAATAAACTTACACCCGAACAATTAGAAAATTTAAAAATAGAAAGACCACAATCCGAATTAGCTGATGGACCACCATGTTTAGAAACAATGTCCATTGAGGGTATTGGAGAAGGGGGACGAGACAATGCTCTCTTTCACTATGTGGTTTATGCTAAAAAGAAATGGCCACAAAATTGGGAAGGCAAGGTCACACTATTTAACGAAAGACATATGAACCCACCTCTTGATGATAACTCAGTTAAAAGAATTAAATTACAACACGATAAAAAAGAATGGGGATACAAATGTAAAGATGAACCGATGTGTAGTTATTGTGATAAAGATTTATGTCGTCAAAGAAAATATGGTATAGGCGGCACAGCTCTCTTCCCATCATTAAGTGATCTTCAAAAAATTAATCTAGAAAAACCCTATTATTATGTAAATGTAGATGGAGAAAGAGTGAAGTTAGAAGAAACAGCTTTCTTACAAGACCAACGTTTATTTCAAAGAGCGGTCATGGAACAAATTAATAAGAGACCTCCAAGAATTTCACCAAAAGAATTTGGACAATATGTAGATTTATTATATGCCAGCATTGAAATTATTGATCCTCCTAAAGGATCTTCCACATTAGAACAATTACTAGATCATTTAGAAGAATTTTGTACCGATCGTACCGGAACAGGCGCCACGAAAGAAGACATGGAAAGAGGAAACGTTTGGAACAGCGAAGGTAAACATCATTTTATTTTTAGAGAATTTTATAATAAGTTCTTGCTGCGTAGAAAATGGAAAGAACCTTATGATATTACGATGCAACTTCTGGTGGATAAATGTAAATGTAAAATTAAAAGAGAAAATATTGGAAAGAAAAGACCTAACATTATGGTAGTAGAAGAATTTGAAAAACAGGAAGATACTTACAAAAAGAAACAATTTAAACCGAAGGATCCTTTTTAATGCGTGGAGAACAATTAATTTTATTTGAACAACCCGTGGTGAGTAGAAAATTAAATAATCATCTTCTTAAACCCGTAAAATTAGAAACTATTATGCCGGAAATTGTACCTGATAAACATGTTCTTTATCCTACGGGAGGGTGGCATTTTTTTCATAAGCAGGTTGAAAAAAATTCTATGTACGCTAAACCTATTTGGCCTTACATAACTGTTCAAAATGGGGACAAAATAAAAATATCTTCCACTTACTTTTCTGATGCAACTAATTACATGATGGTAAGTCTTAAAGATAAAAATCATCCTCAAACATGTCCTAAAATGATGCATGTTATTGTAGCTAAAGCTTACATATGGAATGCGGACCCCAAAAAATATTATCAAGTATCTCATAAAGGGGATGATAAATGTAATTACTTACCTGATAATTTAGAATGGACAACCGGAAGTGGTAATCACACCGGAAAAAAGAATAAGAGATTTTCTAACAAAGAACAAGATTACAAATTTGCCAAGGCACGAGGTTTTATAAAATGAAGACAATTGTATTGGGACCGCCAGGCACAGGTAAGACTCATACTTTATTAAATGAAGTAGACAACTGTTTAAAACAAACCGATCCTAATAAGATCGGTTATTTTGCTTTTACCCAGAAGGCTGCGTATGAAGCTCGAGACAGAGCTATGGAAAAATTTAATTTAAGTGAAGATGATCTTCCTAATTTTAGGACTCTCCATTCTTTAGCGTTCAGACGATTAGGAATTAAAAAAGAAAACGTAATGCAAACTAAACATTATGCAGATCTAGGAAAGAAAATAAATATTAGAGTAGATTATAATGAGTATGATGATGAGTTCACAGGAATCTTTACAACCAAAAGTGATTACTTACGCATTATTCAATTAGCTAAACTAAGAGATATCACACCCGAACAACAATATAATTTACAAGAACACACTCAAGACATCTCCGTCAAGAATTTAAGAATCTTCGCCAACGAATTAGAGTCTTATAAAAAACAATATGGACTAATTGATTTTAATGACATGATTACTCAATTTATTAAATCCGATACTTGTCCTAAACTTGATACAGTTTTTATTGATGAAGCTCAGGATTTATCTCGCATGCAATGGAACATGGCAGCAGTTTTAATGAGTAACTCAAATGATTCTTTTATTGCAGGTGATGACGACCAGGCTATTTTTAGATGGGCCGGTGCTGATGTAGATAGTTTTATTACACAAAAAGGAAAATTCTTAAACTTAACACAATCCTACCGAGTACCTAGAGTGGTTCATGATGTAGCCATGGGAATTGTAGGAAGAATTTCAAATCGGTTACGCAAAGAATGGGAACCTAAAACACATTTAGGAATGTTATCTTATTACCATGAATTTCACGATGTAGATTTAAGTAAAGGAGAATGGTTAGTATTAGCTCGAACAAAATATATGTTGAAAGATTTAGAGGATGAACTTTATAAGAAAGGATTCTATTACAAAAATAAATTTAAAAAAGGATATGAATCTGATTTGTATAATGCGATTACAAATTGGGAAAACTTCAGAAAAAACAAAGAGTTAGACGCAGAACAAATAAAAGAAATAGCAAGCTATATGTCTCCTAAACATTATATGAGAGAAAGTTTACAATACATGGATAAAGATAAAATCTATACCATTGATGAATGTTATAAGAGTCATGGTTTAATGACCAAGAGTGTATGGTATGAAGCTATGGATCAGGCTCCAGCCAAAAGTGTAAACTATATTAGAAAGATGAGAGAAAATGGAGAAGCTCTAAATAAATCGCCACGTATTTTATTATCAACCATTCATGGTGTCAAGGGCGGAGAAGCCGATAATGTAGTTCTTCTCACGGATTTAAGTTTAAATACACAGAAAGGTTACGACAGAAATCCTGATGATGAAAATAGATTATTCTATGTGGGTGCGACACGTGCCAAGAATCACCTCCATATTATTAGACCCAAAGATATTTATAAGAGTTTTAAATTATGAGTGCATATAAAAAACAAATTGGAGGGTCACACTACAAGACCATGAAAATTCAGCCAAGCCAATTTATTAATGACAACAAATTGCTTTTTGCAGAAGGAAATGCTATAAAATATATCTGCAGGCACGCGCATAAAGGAGGAAGGGAAGATTTGAAAAAAGCTATACATTATATTGAAATGATTATTGAAAGAGACTACTCGGAAGAAAATCCGATGGAAAAAAAGAATTATTGGGGGATCTTAAAAAGATAATGCAAATCCCTTTGTTCAAACCTCAGACTGAATGGCTACCACCTGAAGAGTTTCCAGACTTAAAGGGAGAAAAAGAAATAGCAATCGATTTAGAAACTAAAGATCCCAATTTAAATAAGAGTATGGGATCAGGCGCCGTAGTTAAAGTAGGAGAAGTCGTAGGTATTTCTCTGGCTACTAAAACTTGGTCCGGATATTATCCTATCGCTCATGAAGGCGGAGGAAACATGGATAAAGCCATGGTCTCTAAATGGTTACAAGATGTTTTAAATACTTCCGCTGATAAGATATTTCATAATGCCATGTACGATGTCTGTTGGTTAAGATCCTCAGGCTTTACGATTCAAGGAAGAATTATTGATACGATGATTGCCTCAGCCATTGTTGATGAAAATCAATTGCGTTATGATTTAAATAATTGTTCTAAACGATATTTGAATGAATCCAAAGACGAAGCCGCTCTTTATGCTGCCGCTAAAGAATGGGGCGTCGATGCTAAAGCAGAAATGTATAAACTTCCAGCGATGTATGTAGGAGCTTACGCAGAGAAAGATGCAGAGCTCACGTATAAGTTGTGGCAAGAATTAAAAAAAGAAATTAATCATCAAGACATTACAGAAATTTGGAAAATGGAAACGGAATTATTTCCTTGTCTCGTTGAAATGAGGTTTCTCGGTGTACGCGTAAATCAAGAACAAGCAGAGATCGAAAAGAAAACTTTAATGGAACATGAAAAGAAATTACTCACAGAGGTGAAGAACGAAACAGGAATAGATGTACAGATTTGGGCAGCGCGATCTATTGCTCAAGTCTTTGATAAACTTAAATTAGTTTATGATCGAACGGAAAAAACTCAAGCTCCCTCCTTTACTAAGAATTTCCTCACTCATCACCCTAATCCTGTTGTGAAAAAGATTGCTAAAGCGAGAGAAATTAATAAAGCCCACACTACATTCATCGATACGATATTAAAACACACGCACAATGGTCGGATCTTCGCGGAGATTAATCAGTTGAGAGGAGACAATGGAGGCACAGTCACTGGACGATTTAGTTACGCGAATCCAAACCTTCAACAAATCCCTGCACGAAACAAAGATCTTGGACCACGGATCAGAAGATTATTTATTCCTGAAGAAGGATGTACCTGGGGCTGTTTCGATTACAATCAACAAGAGCCACGATTGGTTGTACATTACGCAGCCCTTCAAAATTTATATGGAGTGACTGAAGTCCTTGAAGCGTATAAAGCTGGAGACGCAGACTTCCATAGTATTGTAGCCGACATGGCTGACATTCCACGATACCAAGCGAAGACGATTAATCTTGGTTTGTTTTATGGAATGGGAAAAAATAAACTACAAGCAGAGCTTGGTGTTAATAAAGAAAAAGCTGAAGAATTATTTAAACAATATCATTCTAAAGTTCCTTTCGTTAAACAACTCATGGATGCCGTGATGCGTAGAGCCCAGGACTCTGGACGTATCCGTACACTACTGGGTCGATTGTGCCGGTTCCATTTATGGGAACCCAATCAATTCGGGATTCATAAAGCGTTGCCTCATGAAGAAGCACTCAGGGAACACGGACCAGGGATCAGAAGAGCTTACACTTACAAAGCATTAAATAAATTAATTCAAGGATCAGCAGCAGATATGACTAAAAAAGCTATGTTAGAATTATATAAAGCAGGAATTATTCCTCATATTCAAGTACATGATGAGTTGGATATTTCGGTAAAAGATGATAAAGAAGCAAAACAAATAGTGGAAATTATGGAATCTGCAGTTGGACTTGAAGTACCTAATAAGGTAGACTACGAGTCAGGTAAAAACTGGGGAGACATAAAATAGGAGGAAACTATGGATATGATAAAAGACGCAATAAAAGAACTATGGACTAATCACAGAAAAAAAGTGATTGGTGCAGGTGTTGTACTTGTCATTTTAATAATCGCAGCATTCTAGGACTTTATGCTAAATGGCTTACTTAAACGTAAACATCCCTGTGATCTATGCCCAGATCCGGAGAGAATATTTATATGATCTCAAAGCTCACCATGGAGAGGTGGAAGACTGTGTTGTCTTTGGCTTGGCATCAATTACAGGGCGCCCTATACTCTTTCACACAATTATGGAAAATGGTGCTGTCTTCTATCGCCTTCCGATTAGTGCGTTTATACAAAGAGGATTTAAGCCAGAAGACGTTCCTAGGACTCGGCTGGACCAGCTGGAGCTTTGGAATTGTTTTAGTTATTATCCTGCTGTCACTAGTTACGATATCTTAGACGGTCAATCCGGCAAATATATTGATAAAGATAAGATTTGGCATACAGGATCCTATCTTTT